ACTTTTTGCAACAATTACAACCTAACTACAAATCCCTTTAATCTATGAACCTAAAAGCAGCCATTGACACTTTGCGGACTGAACTCCGCAAGTTCACAACCCAAAAGCAAGCCTTTGCCGACTACAAGTTGGTAGATGGAACCGTTGTCCGTGTGGACGGCGACCTCGTTGCAGGAACCGCCGTGTATGTCATCACCGAAGACGAAACCCTTCCTGCCCCCGATGGTGAGCATCAAGTTGAGGGCGTTGGCACAATCAAAACCGAAGGTGGCAAAATCACCGAAGTTGTCGTGGCCGAAGCCCCAGCACCAGCCGAGGAAGTCGCCGTTGCCGCTGAAATAACCCCCGAAGTTGCAGGCGAAGTGGTGAGTGAAATCGCCGAAGGCTATCCAATGGTGGACCCGTTGATGGTTGAGGAAATCGTCAAGAAGCACCTCGTCAGCATCATGGAAGAACTGAAGGCCGCCTACACGGAAATGGGAAAAATGAAGGACAAGATGGCCGCATTTGCAAGTCAAATGGAAACCATGACCGACATCGTAGAAAAGGTTGCCGAACTCCCCTCCGAAGCCCCCAAGCCAACCGCCTCTGCAATCGTGGAGCAACGCAAAGCATCAGCCGCCCAAAACTTTGCGGCCATCGCACAATCAATCCAAACTCTAAAAAACTCCAAATAACCTTAACCCCCTAAAAACAAAACCATGGCATTTTCTTTCGGAAACCTATCAGCCTACACCGAGCAGCAAAGGCTGCCCCTCATCACCAAAGCGGTCTTCGCCGCTCGTTCTGCTGCCCTGTTCACCAAGCAAGTTGGTATCAAGTCAGCCGCCGCCCTTAACCTCATGGACACCGATGCCAACATCGGGTCAGGAACGGTCTGCGGTTGGTCTGCAACAGGCAACACCACATTCAGCCAGCGCAACATCACCGTTGGCGTAATGAAAATCCAAGAGGCTCTTTGCCCTCGTTCCTTGGAGCAATACTGGATGCAGTCGCAGTTGACTGCTGGTAGCCAATACGACGGCGTACCTTTTGAGCAAGCATTCTCCGAGCAGAAGGCTCTCCGTATCGCCGAGGCTTTGGAAACCGCCATCTGGCAGGGTAACTCCTATTTCAGCGGTGTCAACCAACTGCTGAACGCTGCATCGGGTTCTACCGTTCTCGCCAACGCCTCCAGCACAACTTGGAACCCAGTATCGGCTTCCGTTGGTATCACATCTCTGAATGTCATCAGCATCTTTGACAAAGTGTACAACGACATCCCACAGGCTATCCTGACCCGCAACGACCTCGTAATCTTCTGCGGTTGGAACAACTTCCGCACCTTGATTGGAGCGTTCAAAGACAAAACTGGTGTCATGTACAATCAGGTGGACCTGCAAGGGTTGGCTGACGGTGACATCATCTACCCAGGTACGAATGTCCGTGTCATCGCAGTCCCAGGCTTGACCTCTACCAACCGCATCGTTGCAACATACCTCGGCAACTTGTTCTACGGAACTGACTTGTTGTCCGACGAAGAGAACTTTGAGTTGTGGTACTCCAAGGACAACGATGAAGTCCGCTTCCAAGCCGCCTTCAAAGCAGGTGTGCAGTTCGCCTATCCCGACTTGATGGTTGACTTCAAATTGGCCTAAGTGTAAGGGGGGAGGGAAACTTCCCCCCGCTTTTTATTCTTGCAACTCCTAAAATAAAAATACACTATGTCTTGCTCCCTAACTACGGGCTACGCCCTCGGATGCCGTGATTCAGTCGGCGGCATCAAAACTGTCTTTGTACAAGCCTTCAACCCAACGGGTTCCGTGAACACCAACGGAAGCGGAACGGTCACAGGCTTCACGGGTTTCTCATCGGGATTCTACGAGTACGACTTGACCAAGGCCACTTCGTCCATGACGGAAACGCTGAACGCAAGCACCGAGAACGGAACCTTGTTCTACACGCCCGAAGTAACCTTCACCATCAACAAGTTGCAGGTTGCAGTCCGTAACGAACTGCGCCTCTTGGCTCGGAATCGCTTGCTGGTCATCGTCCAAGACAACAACAACCGCTACTGGGTGTTGGGTGCTGCGAATGGCTTGGAGGCATCTGCTGGAACCGCTGGAACGGGTACTGCATTCGGTGACCGTTCAGGCTACGAGATGACGCTCACGGGAATGGAACCCGACCCGATGCTGAACATCGCCGCCGCAACTTTCTCTGCGCTGACCGCACAAATCAGCGGGTCGTAGAGTATCTTTGACCTGCGGGCCTCATACCCCGCAATGGTTTAGTGGTCTGGGCCATCTCGCAAGGGGTGGCCCTTTTTTTTGTACCTTTGGGCATGAGAATTTGCATCGTTTACAACGCCCACCCGACGGGGTGTTCCTTCTATCGGCTGGAGATGCCGAACGCATACCTTGGCGACAACTACACCGAGTTCGACTATGTATGCGTGGACAACATCGCCAATGTCAAAGATGAGGACCTAAAGACCGTTGATATATGGCTTTTTAACCGCTTGTGGTGTCAAGGTACGCTGGAACAAATTCGCAATGTCTACAAGGCTCTAACGGCCTTTGGAGCGAAGGTTATTTTGGACCTGGACGACTACTGGGTGTTGGAGAGCGGCCACATCATGTATCGGCACTACCTGTCCACCAAGTTGGACGAGCAAATCCGTGAGCATATCCGACTTGCGGACCATGTGACCACCACAACGGAACACCTGGCGCAGAAGATTCGCCTGCTGAACAAAGCCGTGACGATCCTTCCCAACGAACCTTACGAAGCATATCAGCAGTATATCCCCGACACGACGGCAGAACCCGAACCGCACCTGTTCAAAATCGGATGGTTTGGTGGGGCGCAACACCAAGAGGACATCGCCTTGGTGGAGCATTCCTTTGGTCTATTGGCCCACGACAAATCGCTGGATAGGAGATACAAAATCTACCTTGGCGGTTGGAACGACAACAACCCTGTCTATGACGATTACGAGCGGATGCTATCGTGCCGTGGGCTTAACAAGAACTACGGCAGAATCCAAGCGGCTGACATTTACTCCTATGTCGGCGGGTACAACTTCATCAACGCCACCATCGCCCCGCTACGGGATACCAAGTTCAACAGGCTTAAAAGCGAACTGAAAGTGGTTGAAGCGGGATGGATGGGAAAGGCTATCATCGCCTCGGAAACCATCCCCTATACCGACATCTTGGTCCACGGCCACAATGGTTTGGTCATCCCCTACGGGAAGAAGGACGCTTGGTACAAGGCGGTCAGGAAGTTTGTGAACGAACCCGACTACGCTCGCTCCCTGGCCGTGCAGTTGTCCAAGGATGTCCGTGAACGCTTTGACATCAGCAAGACCGCCGAGCGCAGAGCCGAACTCTACCGCAGTATCGGGCGCAAATTGTGAAATTCGGGCGCAAAGTACATTTAGGGGTAGAGTGATTTACCTATCCCCCAACACCACGAACACTATCGTCGTTACTTGGACGCAGCGGGCCTCATCGGGCGACCGCTACATCTTGCGGCTGACCAACATCGCCAAGAACCTGACCACCGACTTCACCCTGCTGAAATCGGCCAACCTTTCTTCCTACACCGAACGCTATGACAAATTTTCGCTTGCCGTGGGGTCGCTTGAAACAGGCTCGTATCGTTATGAAGTTTACGATACCTCTTCCACGGTTAGCGCAGCCGTTGCGGTGGTTGAAACGGGCTTGGCGTATGTACAAATAGTTTCGCTGACATTTAACACCTTCGCAAATTCCATCCAATACACCGTCTTTGGTTCGTCCGACGAGGGTGTCTTTGACCAAACCTTTGACCAATCCTTCGCATGAGCGTACAAACCCGAAGCCAGTTGGCGGCATCTGCTGCTACCATCACCAACGAAACCGCCGCAGGAGCGAACACCGCCGCCCGTGTGGGTGGACTATTCGACGACCTTGCCGATACCGCCACCCTTGACATTGAGCGTGGCGTTGCGAACCTTTACCTCGACGAGAGCAAGAACTTTACCCCGACCCAAGGGAGTGCCGTCAAGTTGACAACCCCGCTCAAATCGGGACTGCTTTCAACCTACAACTTTTCACGGACAACCACATCGCTGACCTATACAGGGACGACGAGTGCGGCTTTGCGGGTGTCGTTGAATTTGGTGATTTCGCAAGTCAACAATGCCCAAATAAAAATTTACATCGCCAAGAACGGCAGCATCATTCCGCAGTCCATGGCGGACCTGACCACGACCCACATCAACGGCCATGCGGTGTTTACCGAAACCATTCTGCAAGGTGCGCTGAACGACGAGTTCACTATTTACATCAACGCTGTTGACCATGCGGACACTATCACGATTTCGGCCCTTTCATTTACCGTACACACGCTATGAGTATAAAGCAATCATTCACCCAATGGCTTGGGATTGAGCACAAGGTCCCCGTGATGCTCGAAAACAAAGCGGGCAAATACATCACCTACGGGGCGTTTAACGAGTACCCCTACTACCTGCTGGACAACTACCGCAGGAGCAGCAAGCACAACGCCATCGTGAACGGCAAAGTGAACTACATCGTGGGCGGTGGATGGCAACCAGGCGAAAAGATGACCGTTGAGCAGCAGGCCCGCTACGCCAAGTTCTTTGACGGGCTATCCGAGCATGACGACCTCAACGACATCACCGAAAAACTCGTCCTTGACTTGGAAATATTCAACGGGTTTGCCGTTGCCGTCACTTGGAATAAAATGGGAACCATCGCCAAGATGGAACACATTCCCTTTGAGAAAATCCGAGTGGACAAAGACGAGCGGATGTTCCAAGTCGCCGATTGGTACAACGACGACATGGTGCAACTTTACCCAAAAATCGGCGATGTAGAGAAAATCCCCGCCTTTGATGCAGACAACCGCATCGGCAAGCAACTGTTCTACTATCGGGTGTACGCAGCGGGCGTGAAGTCCTATCCCCTCCCCGAATACATGGGAGGCTTGGCTTGGATAGAAGCGGATGTCCAAGTGGCGAACTTCCACAACAACAA